TCGAGGGAGGTGATGGATTACTTCAACACCAACCATCCTTATACAAAGCAAGCCAAGATTCGTGAAATTCTTACCGAGTATGTAAACAGCCAACAGCAAGGAGCTAACAATGGCAACAGCAAAGAAATCAACTAAGCCCCACGGAAACAGCCGCGCCGCAAAGATGCGCAAGTACTTCACTACGCACCCAACCGCTAGTGTGGCGGCAGTAGCCAAGGAGTTCAAGACCACGTACCAAGTTGCGTACATGGTTAAGAAGAAGATGGAGAACAGTGCAGTAAAGGACGCTGGTCGTATGTATGAGATCGGCAAGGGGCGCAAAGAGTCACGGTGGAAAACACTACTGGTGGAGACAAGCAACACTCCCATCACAATGGTTGAGCCACAACCTGACCCGGTAAATCATCCTACCCATTACAAGGTAGGTGGAATCGAGACCATCGACTTCATCGAAGCCAAGGGCTTGACGTATCACTTGGGCAACGTGGTGAAGTACGTCACACGATCAGATCACAAGGGTGACAAGCTACAAGACTTGGAGAAAGCCCGTTGGTATCTTGATCGAGAGATCGGTATCTTGCACGAGAAACTGGCCACACAAAGAATCTAACATTTGTTAGGGAAAGTCCTAAGCCACCTTCGGGTGGCTTTTTTTCGTCTATGCTTGACAATGTTCAGTTGTGTGCTATATTCATGGCTTGAAAAACAACTGGAGGGTTAGAGCATGGCGGTTTTTGGAATTAGGTCTATAAACATGGATGGCGATACATTGAGGTGTCCTCAGTGTAGTGAGAATTATTTGCACCATCGCAATACAACAATATTCCAACGCAGTGAAGACGACAAGCTAACAACTGTTATAGCTCAGTCAGAACACGAAGCACACGTTTCAAGTTTTCCATCCGCAGATACATGCAATCCTAGTGACCGTAGGAACGGAATAATTATTGAGTTTGAGTGCGAGCACTGTCACTACGATTACGGCGATGCAAGCCCCGAACCAACCGACAAATTTCGCTTAGCCATAATTCAACACAAAGGCAATACCTTTGTGGAGTGGGTGTAATGGCAACCACCCCTGAGTCCAAGGTCAAGGCCAAGATCAAAAAAATCCTGAAAGACCACGGTGTCTACTACGCCATGCCAATCGGCACTGGCTACGGCAATTCAGGAGTCCCCGACTTTCTATGCTGTGTCAACGGAAACTTCCTTGCGATTGAAGCCAAGGCGGGTAAAGGCACGACCACAGCACTGCAAGAAAAGAATCTTCGAGAAATAAAAGAGGCAGGTGGCGTAGCCGCTGTGATCGCCGAAGCCCAACTCGAATACCTTGAGCAACTTATCCAACTGATGAAACAATGAAAATAATAACAATCGACTTTGAGACAGCCTACGGCGGTGACCTTGGGTTTGCCAAACAGACCACGGAGGAGTACATCCGTGACCCACGCTTTGAGGTTATTGGTGCGGCGGTACAGGTAAACGATGGCGAGCCGGTGTGGTTCAGCGGTACACACCAAAAGATGTACGAGTTCTTGAACAAGTACGACTGGAAGAATTCCATAGCCTTAGCCCACAACGCACCATTTGACGGAGCTATTCTGAATTGGCAGTACGGCATCACGCCCAAGGGTTGGCTTGACACGTTGAGCATGGCACGTGCGCTTCATGGTACGCAAGTGGGTGGAAGCCTAGCGGTGCTGGCCGCTTACTACGGCCTTGGGGTCAAGGGTGAACAGGTCAAGCAGTACATCAATTACTTCCGCAAAAACTTCAGCAAGGAAGAATTGGTTGACTACAGTATCTACTGCAAGAACGATGTGGCACTGACATGGGATTTGTTCGGGCACATGAGCCAAGGGTTCCCGAAGATTGAGCTACGGCTGATTGACCTGACTGTGCGCATGTTCACCGAGCCAGTGTTGCAGTTGGATAAGCACATGTTGGAAGCACACCTGACGTCAGAGCAAATACGCAAGGCCAACCTGCTTACCAGCTTTGACAAAGACACCTTGATGAGCAACCCGCAGTTTGCCGACTTGCTTGTATCGCTTGGTGTTCAGCCGCCCATGAAGAAGAGCCCCACCACTGGCAAACAGACCTTTGCGTTCTCTAAGACGGATGAGGAGTTCAAAGCCCTGCTTGAGCACGAGGACACAATGGTGCAAGCGGTGGTTGCCGCACGGCTGGGTACGAAGTCCACGATTGAAGAGACCCGCACCGAGCGGTTCATTGGGATTGCCTCCCGAGGGCCAATGCCAGTTCCCCTACGCTACTACGCCGCCCACACAGGACGGTGGGGTGGTGACGACAAGATCAACTTGCAAAACTTGCAACGCACATCGCCCTTGAAGAAAGCCATCCTTGCGCCCTATGGTGACGTGATGATTGACTCGGACTCATCGCAGATTGAAGCGCGGACGTTGGCATGGCTGGCTGGACAGGACGATTTGGTGGAAGCATTTGAGAAAGGCGAAGATGTATACAAAATCATGGCATCGGCTATCTATGGCAAGGCGATCAACGCAATTACGAAGGATGAACGGTTTGTCGGTAAGACGACGATTCTTGGGGCTGGCTATGGTATGGGTGCGATTAAGTTTAGAGCGCAACTCAAAACTTTTGGAGTGGAGGTATCAGAGGATGAGGCGAAACGAATCATCGACACGTACCGACGAACATACCCACGCATCCCCGAGCTATGGAAAGCGGCGGCCAATGTGCTCCCCGCAATCATCAGTGAACAGACCACATCCTTTGGTCGGGGCGGCATTCTCAAGGTAGATGGGTTGGACGGCATCCTGTTACCCAACGGACTGCGCTTGAAGTATCCCAATCTGCGCCAAAAAGTGGACGAAGAAAACAACAAGATCGAGCTTGTGTACGACACCAAGAAAGGCAAAGCTATCATCCCCAACCGAATCTACGGCGGCAAGGTGGTGGAGAACGTATGCCAAGCCCTTGCACGTATCGTGATCGGTGAGCAGATGCTGATGATCGCCAAAAAGTACCGTGTGGTGATGACAGTGCATGACGCCGTGGCTTGTATTGCACCCGAGGCCGAGGCTGAAACAGCTAAGGAGTACGTTGAATTGTGTATGCGCCTACGCCCATCATGGGCTCCCGAGCTACCGCTGAACTGCGAAGCAGGGTATGGCAAATCTTATGGAGACTGTTAAATGAAAACTTTGAAAGGAAACGAAATGATGTTAGATGAAGAAGCAATCGCCGCCGCAATTTTAAGAGCCGCTTCCATGCTGGGTAACGGCAATGCAAGCACACCAATGGGAGCAATAGAAGCCCACGCTTTGAAATCGTATCAGGGCATGGAAGAAGTAAGACACTCTATAGATGGGGTAGCGTATTCACTCGATAATATTGCTAATGCGATTACGTATCTAGCGGATGCGATTAAAGAAAAGGAATAAAAATGAGTATCGTCTGGTCGTTCAGTAGCCTGAAGACATTTCAGCAGTGCCCCAAGAAGTACTATCACACCAAGATAGCCAAGGACGTTGTTGAGCCTGACACAACGGCAACGCTGTACGGCAAGACTGCTCATACCGTAGCAGAGGAATACATTCGTGATGGCAAGCCAATCCCGCCACAGTTTGAGTACATGCAGGGCACACTGGATGCCTTGAAAAAGATTGAGGGTGAGAAGCTGTGCGAGGTCAAGCTTGGGCTGACCAAGGACTTGAAGGCTTGCGAGTTCAGTGCGCCCGATGTGTGGTGGCACGGCATTGCCGACTTGGTTGTGCTGAACGAGCAAAAGGGTTTGGCGCACTCTGCCGACTACAAGACCAGCAAGAGCGCACGGTACGCCGATACCAAGCAACTCGACCTTGTGGCTGCGGGTATCTTCGCCAAGTTCCCCAAGATCAATCGGGTGAAGTCTGCCCTGATCTTCACAGTGAGCAAGGAGTTTGTTCGGGCTGAGCATCACAGGGAAATGATGACAAAGTACCTAGAGAAGCCGACAAAAGATGTTGCAAGGATTGAGGCGGCGTTGGAAAATGGGGTGTGGAATCCCAGCAGTGGGCCACTGTGCAAGTTCTGCGCAGTCAAGCAATGCGAGTACAACAGGAGTTGAAATGACAGACGAAGAAAAGCAAACGGCAGAGGCGTATATCAAGCTACATGCGGACGTGAAAGAGTTAATTTTGGACACGATCATGGATGAGCTTCAGCTCAACTACCAAGGCCCTTTTGCAAACTACGTGAGAAACCACGTACTCATGTCCACTGAGGCAGAGCAGAAGATCAAGGGCGTAATCATTAACCAAATGAACAAATACTAAGGAGGCATCATGCCCTACGTAAACAAACCCCGACCCTACAAAAAAGAATACGAGCAACAGAAAGCTCGCGGTGAACATGAAACAAGAATGGATAGACAACGTGCAAGAAACGAGATGGACAAGAAGGGCATTGACCGTGCTGGAAAGGACATCGACCATGTGGTTCCCTTGTCCAAAGGGGGAACAAATGCTAAGAGCAATCTTAAGCTCAAGACCCCAAGCGCCAACCGATCATTCACCCGAAACTCTGACCACACGGTCAAAGTCAACAAGCCAAAAAAATGAACTTATCAGAGTATTCGTGGCCCCGTCCACACGGGTTCACACCGTTCGATCATCAGAAGATTACAGCCGAGTTCCTCACGACCAACAACAAGGCGTTCTGCTTTAACGAGCAGGGGACAGGCAAGACAGCATCAGTGATTTGGGCAGTTGACTATTTGATGCAACGAGGGTTAGTGAAGCGTGTGTTGGTGATCTGCCCTTTGTCGATCATGAAGTCGGCATGGCAACAGGACTTGTTCAAGTTTGCAATCCACCGCACGGTGTCGGTTGCACACGGTTCTGCCAAGAAGCGCAAAGAGATCATCAATGCGGGGTCAGAGTTTGTCGTCATCAATTTTGATGGGGTGGACATCGTCAAGAAAGAAATCTTGGCCGGTGGGTTTGATTTGATCGTGGTGGATGAAGCGTCAGCGTATAAGAATGCTCAGACAGACAGATGGAAAGATTTGCGCGACCTAACAAAAGTTATACGTGGCTTGTGGATGTTGACTGGAACGCCCGCCGCCCAAGCGCCTACGGATGCTTACGGATTGGCAAAGCTGGTCAACCCCCAAGGTATCCCGATGTTCTATGGGCAGTTCAGAGATCAGGTCATGGCCAAGGTCAGTAAATACCGCTGGATACCACGCCCCGAGTCCAAGCACATCGTTCACAAAGCACTGCAACCCGCCATTCGGTTCGAGAAGAAGCAGTGTCTCGACCTGCCGCCTGTGACTTTCACCGAGCGTGACGCACCCCTGACCCCACAGCAGTTGAAGTACTACAACGTGCTCAAGAAGCAAATGCTGATTGAGGCGGACGGCGAAGAAATCTCTGCGGTCAACGCCGCCGTGAAACTCAACAAGCTACTCCAAATATCCGGCGGTGCTGTGTATACGGATACTGGAGAAGTCCTAGAGTTTGACGTGTCTAACCGTCTGAACGTGGTGCAAGAAGTCATTGACGAATCGAGCCACAAGGTGCTGGTGTTTGTTCCGTTCACCCACACCATTGAGTTGCTTGAGAAACACTTGGCCAAGCATGGCATCACCTGTGAAATTATCAATGGAGACGTGCCGGTCAATAGACGTTCTGAGTTGGTAAAACAATTTCAGGACGGTGTACACCCCAAAGTTCTCATCATCCAACCACAAGCGGCATCCCACGGACTTACCCTAACTGCCGCCGACACGATCATCTGGTACGCTCCCTGCTCCAGCGTAGAGACGTACCTACAAGCCAATGCACGAATTGACCGCCCCGGCCAAGTCAACCCCATGACTATCGTGCATATAACAGGCAGTCCAATAGAGACAAAGATGTACGCCCACCTGCGGGGCAACATTGCACACCACACGAAAATCATTGACTTGTACAAGCAAGAAATAATTTCTGAAGGTACTTGACAATGTTAAGTTCTGTGCTAAACTAAAACCTCAAAACATCAGGAGCTAACTATGGACGCATTAGAAGTTCAGGGGGAACAACCCTCTATCCCCCTCGACAGACTCACCGCCATCTACATCAAGATGCGCGATGCCAAAGACAAACTCACCGCAGACTACAAACAGCAGTACGCTGATCTGGAAGAACAGATGACCGTGCTCGAACTGGAGATGCTTGAGATTTGCAAGAACATGAATGCCGACAGCATTCGCACAAAAGCTGGCACGATTGTTCGTTCCGTAAAGTCACGGTACTGGACGAATGATTGGGATTCTATGTATCGCTTCATCAAAGAAAACGATGCGTATGGCTTGCTGGAGAAGAGACTTCATCAGACACACATGAAGGAGTTTCTTTCCGAGAATCCCGACCTGCTCCCTATGGGCTTGAATGTAGAGAGCGAATACACCGTGGTTGTTAGACGTTCTAAGGAAAACTGAAAAATGAGCAACATCACTTTGCTAAACCAAGACCTCCCCGACTTTCTGCAAACCGCTGGAGTCAGTGAGCTTACAAAACAACTCGCTGGTCGTACCGGCGTTAAACGAATCGTCCCCAAGAACGGAATCTTCCGCAAGGTTGTGGGCGGTGAAGAAATGGGTAAGGTCAAAGGCGACTTGAATGTTGTCGTTGTCAACGCTTCCCCCAAAGTTGGTCGTATCTTCTACGCGAAACAATGGAGCCCCGAAGCTGAGCCAACTGCACCTGACTGTTTCTCCAATGACGGCAATGTGCCCGATGCAGGTTCCGCGAATAAGCAATCTGACCGTTGCGATTCGTGCGAGCAAAACATCAAGGGTTCAGGTATGGGCAACTCCAAAGCTTGCCGCTACTCACGCCGCATCGCTGTGACGTTGGAAGAAGACTTCGGTACTTCTCTCGAAGGTTCTGTGTATCAAATGAACTTGGCTTCCAAGTCACTGTTCGGCGATAGCGTTGGCGACAACACGCATCCCTTTGAGAGCTACACCAAGTACTTGGCCAACAACGGCAAGAGCTTGGACTACGTTGTTACACAGTTGAGCTTCAATGAAGACAACGACAACCAATCCATTCTGTTCACACCAGTACGCTTCATCAACAAGGGCGAACACGCGATCACCAGCAAAGTGGCCGTGCTTCCCGAAGTGCAGAAGATGGTTGTGATGACACCGTATCAAGCCGACGCATCAGGCCGTGCGCCAAAGCTGGAAGCCCCTAAAGCTGAAACGCCCAAAGCCGCCGCACCTGCCGCCGAAGCTGAAGCAGTGGAAGAACCCAAGAAGCGCGAATCCAAGAAGGCCGCTGAAGTCACACCCGTACCCAAGAAAAGCTTGGACTCTGTGGTTGCGGCTTGGACGGACGAGGAGTAACGCATGACCTATGGTTACAGCCAGAGTTTGGTTGCGGCAAACAAAAAAGCCAACGCTAAATCTTTGGGCGTAGCCTTGGGTCGCTTCTGCGTTGTGCGGGGGATTTCAGCAATGAAAGTTGCGGAAGCACTGGGCGTGAGCCGTACTACGGTTTACAACTGGTTCGTGGGTGAGTTCACCCCATCCCCCGACCACAGCGAGCAGATTGAGCGTTTCATGGCACGGCACAAAAAACACGGATAACAATGTCTACATTTGATTTGCTCGACACCGTACTGCCGACAGACGGTAGGTACTGCGTGGTTGGCATAGGTAAGTATGTAGATCAGCGTTTTGCAGACACAAGGGAAGATGCCGAGACGATCATCCAAGAGTTCAACACCAAGCAAGTCAATGTGTATTTTGGTTGTGCCAAGTTCGGCGCATCAGATGACAGGACGCACGAGAACGTAGCCTTTGTCCGAGCCCTTTGGCTGGATATAGATTGCGGCCCGACCAAGGGTGTACCGAATTCCAAGGGAAAGATTGAAGGCTACCTCGACCAGCAAACAGGGCTGGCAGAGCTTCAGAAATTTTGCAAAACAATCGGCTTACCCAAACCAATCTTGGTGAATTCCGGTAACGGTGTTCATGCTTACTGGTTGCTTGAAGACACGCTGACCCGCAAAGAGTGGGAGCCACTGGCCAAGCGACTGAAAC